GGCTAGGAGGAGGAGAGGGTAAAAGAGGGCTAGCCGAGATGATGGTGCACGCAAGAGCACGTACAGACTTGGAGGGCCATGAGAATCGGAAGCTTATTGGTACAGAAGATGCAAGTCTGACGGAGGAACAAATAGCTAGTAGGAGAAAGATCCTTGAGAGGAATCCTATTACCGAGGAAGAGATAGCTAGGGCGGGCGATGGAAGCATAAGGAAGATGCTTAGACGTTTAGGTGATGCTACCGAAGATGTTATTAACGGGATTAGAAGTCCTGTCGATACAACATTCCGGGAGGGAATGAGTAAATTATGGAAGATACCTGAAGTTAAAAATGGGGCTATTGGTGCAGCTTTACTAGTTGGGGCAAGCGTATTATATCAACACCATAAAGATGTAACACCCGAGACGCATAGTGGGGGAGATTTCATTCCCGGCGGATCAAATTATGAACAAAATTATTCTAGGCCAGGATTAGGCGTACCTGGTAGGCCATATGGTTTTTCTGGTGGTGGAGGAACAACCTATGTTGTTAATGCTACGGGGGCTAGTGATCCTAATGCTTTGATAAGCGAATTAGAAGGTGTTAGTGGAGCGCAAGCCTATGGTACTATAAATACAAGGCACAATCCTCGCTTTAACGTAGAAAGCGCAATAGCTAGTAGTTGATTTGCATTATGAAAAGTAAGGTATCTTATAGTAAGAGAAATGTGGGAAGTGATCCTACCCCTTCACAGGTAAGGTCTGGTGCTTCAACGTCTATGGGTTCTAATAAAAGTATTAGGACTAGGGGCGGGAGAGGTTCTTTTGAGGGCTATCAATCCGGTAGCAGAGCTGATATAATACCTAGAGACAAGGGTTACATGGCTCCTAATGCACAAAAAGCTAGGCAGCAATACAGGGGCGATAGAAATATAGATAGCAATATGGGTAGCATGTCTTTTGCTAAAGGCAGAAACATAGCGGCAATGTCTAATATAGGCATGCAGTATACTGGTTCTTCTAAAATTTTATACGATAGAATGAGATTGAATAGGATATAATTGTATGGCAACTGATCCGAATACTGGACTCCCAGATCTTGGGCCACTTCCCAGTGTAGAAGATAGTATAAATTATGGTTTGAATCCGAGCGATTTTAGTTTAGATTATAGTAGGTTGAACTCCTATTTTGGTGTTGCTGGAGATTCGGTAGAGACATATTTTATAAATGGGGAGTATGAGGCACTTACGGGTCCAGGTGAAGGTGTTACCAGGGGGTTACATAATGAGGGAGGGGTAACATATGAGGTATTTGTATATGATGAAAGTAACGTTAGTTTTGTAAATGATTTTATATCTTATGAGGGAGGGGATTCTGCCTTTACTTCTCCTTATAGGTCACATACAGACCTAGAATATAAGCTTATTACAAGTCGGCAATTAGAATCGGGTGTTAACTCACCTAGTTTGGGTGTTGCAGGTAGTAATACTAGAAAACAAAACCTTATTAAATTATTCCAAGAATATAGTTTTGAATATGTCGTAGCCAATTGGAGAACTGCATTAGGTATTTTTGTAAATACCTCAAATGGGGAAGAGCTAACGACAGAGGCTGCAGAATTGATCGCTAATATGCGTAACATGATGCAGTCATCGCGTGCAAACCCAGAGATAATGGATGTAGCTTTACGATATATGTGGCCGAATGCTCTACAATACATTATCGATGCATATCTGTTATGGAAAGCTGGAAGACTTAGAGCCATAGTAGATACAATTGACGATAGGTCTATCGTTACCCTTCTAGCGCAGGCATTTACTAGAACTGGCGATACGCCATTTGTTCCAGCTTTAGATTATAAGACTACACAGAAACAGATTGCCGATATAGTAAGCGGGAAAGCTAGAGCAAATATAGCACCGAACACTACTCTACCATGGGAGTTCTCGATAGGTTTATCTAAATTTGCAGTGCCGCCAATAAATATTTCTGTTAATTCTAATTTTAAAGTAACAAGTATTACTGGTGGTAGTATTAGACAAAAGAACTCTCCAAAGTTTAATACAGGACATACAGAAACTGTAGTAACAATTTCTCTATATTTTCCGAATCATGAATCGATTTGGGGATACGATGGAGAGGGTGAGTTAGAGATAGATTTTGAAAATGATTCTGAAGAAAAAATAGACAGATTTTTGTCTTCTTTACGTGGACTTGTTACGGTTTTTAAATATTCTCCATTTCTGCCTGTAAATAATGTTTTCTTAAATAGAACATTTGGTATGACTGGTGCAGCGCTTAAAAGTATGACGGTACAAACACTGGAAGGGTTTCCTTTCGTTTTAGCAGTCAATTTAACTCTTCTTAAATTTAATCATAAAGCATATCTCCCTATGATAAATGATTTTAGGAAAGCAATACATTGGGGAAGATATAGAACATATATGGGGGCTGCATCTAAAGCTATTGCAAATAGTGTGGGTAAGAAGTTCTTAGAGAAACAGCCCAGCAAGCATTATATCGCCGCTGCTGATGTAGCAAAATATAATAATGGAAGTGATCATAACATATTAAGAGATGAGAACGGATTCTATTATATAGATTTATCAACGTTTAGTTTTGATACTAGTATAGATGAATCATATAACACTCTTAAAGAGTTTAATGATGGCAAAAATTTTGACATATATTTTCCTAAGGAGTTAGGCGGTAAGGTTTTTGCACCAGATATTACAGACTGGAGGAGTCCTGGTGAGGATGCGTTAAATGATCCAGCTGTGAAAAGTCTGTGGGATAGCTTTGTCTCTCAATTAGGTTACGGAACTTTAGACGATGGGTTGCAGGCAAAATTGAAAGAACAAGGTATCATGAACTACGATACCGCGTTTGATACGACTAGGCAATCGAACAATCCTGAAGTAGGAAAAATACTTCTTTTCTTAAAAAATATAGATTCTAAATCAGTTAGCCATATGACGCAACAGCTCATGCAGCAATATATTAATGAAGAGATAGCTAGCAGGAACGGAGAAGTAGACGCTACCAAGATGCAGCTTGCATGGATGAGTATTCTACTTATGGGCTGGAAAAACAGCCCATATATGAAAGCCTATCTTAGAGAATCTACCGGTAGCACGAGGGGTGTTCCCATTAAAGAGTGGGAAATACCGATGGATAAAATGAATATCGATTGGAGCAAAGTTATTGTTAACGGTGTATCTTTATCTATGGGCAATAATATTGCCAGATTACAGTTAGAGATGCAAGAAGAACCTGTACACCAGCATATTGGTGGGCAGGATACGATGATTAATGTATCTATGATGATATTTGGCGAGGATAGCCTAATAGCTTTCAAACAGGTTTTCTCACATATTAGCGGACTAGCTATGCTATCTCACGCTCGTGGTGTCCTCGGTTTCTTGGGAATCAAAAATGTCGTCACTGCACTGTGCGGGACAAAGTATGTACTACCGTTAGGGTTTGAAGTAGATAGTATACCCAACTATCCTCACGTATATAATGTGAAATTGACTTTAGTTGATTTTGATATTTTGCAGCAGAAGAGAGAAAGGTTAGATGGATCACAGCAAAGGGAGTTGATTGATTCGTTTGGGAAAAGAAACCCATTTTTGAGGATTAAGCAGCTTTGGGGGATGTTTAATGCTTATCCTGATTTACCTTTATCTGTCAAAGATGAGCAAGGTCATAATGTAGGTTTCCATGATCCAAGTTATTATTTCAGAGAATTTCAAGTTCTTGATGATGATATCGTTAATTGGGGGAAACCAACCGTACAGCAGACAGATCCAAATACAGGCGTATCTTCGGAAACAGAAGCAGAGTATATTCATGGCCTTCCGAATAAGCAAACAACGATAGATCCAAAAACTGGTACAGAAATACCGGTGTTAGAAAGGCCTCATCCACATAATGAGAGGCCTTATGTTCCAGGTTCTGGAGTTGACCCCACTACGGGCGCCAACGTAGACGTGATTCCTCATACGTCTGCCGAGTCACGGTATAATCCTACTGGTGACTTTGAAAAAACTAACACTTATCAGGATCTTTTAACGTTAGGTTTTTCTCCTGAGCTTATAGTCAATGTGGGGTCTTTTGACAAGGATCAGAATAATACTAGCTACATAGCGATAGGAAAGGGTGGGACTTTAGCTGTTGGTCCAGATGTCGGCATTTCTGTTGGGCAGATGCCTAGTGATGGCTCTCCCCCTCCTCCAGATGAAGTAAGAAATATTATGAAATTTAAGGAGGATTCAGCTGATGGTAACTTGACGCAAGGCATAAACGTTGGGGGAGCTAAATCTGCTTCGTTTTCCGAGTATCAAACCGTGCATTCAGATGGCGGGTTAGATCCGGGAACACAGTTCCAAAGAATGATGGTAGATACCCAATACAGGGATAGGGCTGGGTCTATGCTTAGAGCTTTTCCTACCTACATGCTTTGGCTGATTGACGAAGGTGGCACTTTTGCGGGAACTAAATTGTTTGACAACTTTTATGGACTGCAGTCGGTTATTGATTTCTCGGTAGTTCAATCTGAAGAAGCATTATCAGATACCTTAATTTTGAGAATTTCCAATATGTATGGTAAGTTGACTACTCAAGCCGATGCGTATAATTCTTACAACCCTAATTTAGACACAACCGATGGGTCTCAAAATCCTACCGTTAATCATCTCGATAATCTAGGTAATGAATTAAATAATATATATAGACATATGATAGGTGATCCTCCTTTATATTTACAGGAACTAGAACATATCAGACTGCGCCCAGGTATTAGATTACATTTGAGAATGGGATATGGAGCTAATCCAAATAGTCTACATACCGTATTTAATGGTGTTATTACAGAGGTCCAGCAGGGCGATATTATGACTGTTATCGCCCAATCTGATGCTATAGAATTATCCTCATATATTAATACGGCAGATAAAGAAGGGCACTCCGGTAGAATAGATGGTAGTTTAAATACTGGATTTTGGCTATCTGAACCAAGAGATTTAATAGTGCGGTTGTTATCTATGGGTAGCAGTACATTTAGAGAACAATTTGCGCGCGCAACAAAGGGAGCAATTTTCTCGGAGAGCAAGTTCGGTATTCGTCATTTTGGCAGTATCCTGTATGAACCTATGACTGATAGGGAAAAACTTAAATTAGAACGTAATACAGAGATTGCTAATGTAGCAATGCAGACGAAAGATGAAAAAGCGTTCACAGACAAATATCTATCTACTTCAGATGTNTCCTTAATAAGTGCGGCTAGTGATACTGTTAGTGCTTTTCGGATCACTCCCTTTTGCAGCAGAAAGAACTGGTGTGTGGGGACTAATGAATGCTATGTGGGGAAATTCGTTCAAAAGTAGAGATGTAGAGATTTTTCAAAAGAAACATTTATCCAGGTAATGGTACAGGGATTATGCAGTTTTCTGAATTTGATACTACAGATACTGCGATCACATGGGAAAGTTTTAGAAAAACAGCTGCCGGATTATCTGATGGCACCGCAATTGCAGACGCAGCTAACGCTGTATATGATCTTGAGATAACGAATTCCTTAAGTAGGTCTACATCTAAAGATTATAATCCTGATTCACCGGCAGCAGATGTTGCTGGCTTAACAAGATTCAACTCTGGCAAAACAGGTAGCCCAATATGGAATACTTTTGGTCTTACTTCTTTAACCCCTGACGATGACTTACCTGGTTATGATGAGGTATCATTTAGGGCTCAAACATATATGCGTACAGTATGGGACATGTTTAAGGTATGTGCAGATATGATACCAAATTATATTGTTGCCGTTAGACCCTTTGAGGATAGGTCAACGGTTTTCTATGGTAAGCCACATTGGCAATATACTTCTGGCGTAATACCACTTACAACTGGTATTCCCAAAGAAAATGATATGCACAACTCTTTACCTGATGATAAGTTGATAGAACTTATTAAGAAGATATCTAAGATAGGATCACCTGGAGGTGACATTAACTCTACGCTTAATTATTATGCGGATGCTAGAACACAAAATGATACCGGAAGAGGTACAAATGTCTCGTTAGGTTCAATGAATGTGCTTACATTGCCTTTGGTGCATCCTGATACTGGCGCTAAAATACCGACTTTTGATCATAGTACAGCTAAAGATGGTAGTGACACGGATGGTGGTAGACAGGTTATTGCTATACGTGAAATGCATCTGCCAACACATGACCAGGATCCAACTTCGGAAGACGATAAGCATAGGCAGTTATCGACTTTGCCTACATCTCTTAGGTATCCGTTTTATATGGATAGGGCTGGCGATCCTGGCAGTAATGAAGCTCTAATAAGGGGAGGATATGCAAACATCCAGTCCATAGAGTTTCCTTCATATATTCATGTAGATCCGGGCAATCAGAATTTTGATCCATCAGAATCAACAGCAGATATTCATCCACCAGTATATAAAGCTACGAATACTGTTCTAGTGGGGAGTGGACGAGAGGGTGGAGCGCCCGAAGGTGCTCAGGAAGACCCGCACAAGCCTGGGCATCCTGGGGCATTTGGGCTTGTTTTATCCCCGTTAGAAGAACAGTGGTATTGTATGACCGGAGATACAATGGTCTCAACCGGCAATTTTACCGCAANNAAAATTAAAGATCTTAATGAAGGAGATATTGTTTTATCTTTTGGAGATTCCGGAATACAGTCTTCTTCGGTGGGTAAAAAGATATTTTCTGGAAAAAAGAAAGTTGCTAAGGTAGCTATAGATAATACTTCTCTAGAATGTTCGTATGAGCATCAAATAGCTAAATATATTTCGCGTGGAGGGAATGAACCACGCATTGTTTGGTCAAAAGCGGAAGATCTATCTGTTGGAGATACCGTTTTGTCAACAGCTTTTGACGCAGAGAATGAAGCTATACTAGAGGATGAGGCTTATCTTTTAGGCGCATTAAGTGGCCTGTCATGTCACTATAACAAGATCGCTAATAAGTTAACGATTCATAGTTCTACAAATAATAAGAGAAATAATATTATTAACAGTTTAAAATCATTAGGTTTAACTGATATAAGTATATATAGCCATACCTATGACATAGATGTTAATACAGCTAATGATGATATAGAATTTGTAAAGTATTTGTCATATGGTAGAAATGTAGGCTTTATCCCCAAAGGATTGTGGGGCGCGGATAGGGTAGCTAAAAGAGAATTCATTAATGGATATATTAGAATGAGTTCGCCAGTTACGTCTAAAGGTAGTCACGATTATGGAATGGATAAGATTGATAGAATCTATTCTAATTCAAAAATCTTTATAAATCAAATAACCATTTTATGTATACAAGCTGGATACAGCATAAGTTCTTGCGCCGACCTAATAATAGATAGTGGTTTCAGATATGTTCTGTCTATAGATAAAGATAATTCTTATAGCAACGATTTAGATGGCCTCATTCCGGCTACTGTGAATGAAATTTCTTTGACAGACATAGAAGAAGAAATGTGGGATATTAGCGTAAATGAAACCCATAATTTTATAGCTAATGGTGTTGTTGTTCACAACTGTAATATGCGGTGGCCATATGCTGGTAAAGGTAAGGATGAGACTAAGGGGAGCGACTATCATGGAGAAGTAGGTAGAAATAGACGCATGCTAGTCGTTAATGCGGCCACAAAAAGAGCATGCGTATGTGTGCCTGGCGATTGGGGTCCAGCATATACGCCACACGGTCCACAAATGGGTTTATCGCCAGATGCAATGTTTTATCTAGCTGGAGATAACGGGTCAGTTGGTAGGTTAAACAATCTATATATAGGATGGGTAGACGATAATGTGTCTCCTGGTCCGGCTAGTGGAGATTTGACTGTTCGTGGAGAAGTCTTACAAGTAGATCCATCGGACAGGGCACATGGTGTCGGAGTTAATCGGGTTGGGGCTGATCCATCAGATGTAGCACATGGTGTACAAGGTGGTCCGACTATATCGTTGAGTAGATCGTCCTTACCCGCAGATCCAAATATAGAGGAGTTGTTTAGTAGTGCTGATATGAGCAAAATAAATACATATGAGGATCTTGGGTTATTTACTCCTCTAAATTCTCAAGGTAACGCAGAACCGATAACTGATTTGAGAGCGTATGCAATTCAGAATTTCAGTGGCAAATTGGGTGATTTTATTAACCAATATGGATGGGCTTTTGATTCTATAAGTCCAGTTGGAAAAGAGAATGATTATGGAGAAATAGATACTTGGAGCAATACACAGTCGACCGATGTTGCAGCTGCCACCCTATTTTTGGCTAATGATGATGCAAGTAGCGAAACAAGTTCCATTAGTGGTGTTAATGCTTCTCTTGAAAGAATTGATGGAGCTTGGAAAAGTTTTAGGGAAGGTTTCGCTAAAAATCATGAAGTTAAATCTACATTTCTTGATCTTTTAGCCGAAAATACCATGTATACAGATTGGAGAAATGAAAACGATATAAGTGATCTTAATTTAGAAATCTATCCAAGATATCTAGAAATGGTAACTAAGTTTATGCGTTTCATGTGGGTAGATCCGTATAGAAGAGCTTGGGTGGCAGTCGTGTTGGATGCTGATGTGGGAGTCTTCCGGGGTAGCGGATTTAAGCTTAAGGAGTTGATAGGGGTATGGAAAGAATTCATAAAGCCAGAAAATGCAGGAGATAGGGGTTCTACTAATTCTTTCCTTGGGCAGCAGACATCACCCCAGAATGGCCGTACGGCAATGGACGAATATATGGCGATTCACGCTAGTGCAGGCAGTAACTCTAGGAATGTCATTACCAAAACTGTAGGTAAAATAAAAGGCCTCTTCAGCAGTGCAGCTGATGTACTTGGATTTACTGGTGACCTATTCAGCGCTGTGATAACAGGATATCGCATGCAGCTTGCTATGATGGGTATAGGCATAGATCAGGCAGGGCAGATGCAAAGACATGCAACTGTACTTAATAGGTTGTTAAATGACAGTATTTATTATGATCCTGCTATAGCTAGTGACCTGGTAAGGGCTGCAGATAATGCTTTTACGAGGGAATATAATGAACCTGTGATAGAAGTTAGAGAACCTTTTGAAAGGTTACACTATCTTAATCCGTATCAGCATATTCTAGGTAACAACATATCTGAAAATCTTAATGGTGTCAAAACCGTTATGACAGCTACATCAGATGGTAAATATCCAGTAACTGTTTATTTTGATAAAGGAGCCTCGTCAGAACGTCAGGTTGAAGGAGCTACAGAAACTGGATTATTTTGGGATAATGCTAGAGGTTCCGGATTCTTCAGTTTCCTGCAACCAATCATGCACCCCTTAGAGACTACCAGAGCGATAGAGAAAGAAACTCAAGGAAGTAGTGATAGATACCTTTCTAAGCGTATAGCTTTAGCTAGGCTTAAGGAGAGCTTGAAGAATATATATATGGGTGAGGTGGTTGTTCTTGGTGATGCCGGGATTCGCCCACATGATCTGATTTATCTATCTGATGTGTATCAGCAAATGTATGGCATGGTTACGGTTGAACAAGTTGTGCATCATTTTACCCCAGATCAAGGATTTATAACAAGCATAACACCGAATGCACTAGTGACAGTAAATGATCCTGCCAGATGGTCATACATATCTTATATGTCTAGTTGGATGGGCGTTAAAGATATGAGGGATACTGTAAGAAGTAAATTGGATATTGTAGCAGATGCTAGCAGGCGCGTAAATGCAGGATCTGTTACTATTGATGAACTTCATAATAGCGTATTAGATTTGGCAAAAGGGTCAATGCAATACACTAATGGCAATACTGCTATAGTGAAAGATTTAGCTACCCATTCGGGCGCGGGATTACTCACGCCACAGCAGGTAGTGCAAGGACAGGGTAGCGGAGCGGTTAATGTTGGGCAGAGCACAGAAGGAACTAGTAGGGGCGTTAAGATTGGCATTGGTTTTGCTGCCGCTATAGGTATGAATTTTGTGCCTTTTGCAGGGCAAGCGTATGATGCATGGGATTGGGTAAAAGAAAACTTACAGGATCAACACGGCCTATATATCCAATACCTTAACAAGAATGGACAACCTATGGATGCTGGTCTTTCTTATAATCAAGGTGTAGCGGTTGGACAATGGTATAGTAAGACTATACTACCAGGCATCTTGAATATTAGGGCTCGCCAAAGAAGTGAGGATGGTCATTCGGTTATTAGAATTAATGATCTCATGACCCAAATAGGGTGGACAGAAATACAAGTTTGAACCAAGTAGCTAAAGAAACGTCTTGGTGGGTTAATCAGGTTAATGCAAACATTCTTAATGCTAGTGGGTTTTGGGCCAGATCAAGTAACAATTGGAAAACCTAATGTTATTATGATAGAACCAACTCGTTTAATTGATGGTGATACTATATGGTATAAAACTGTTACGGTTCCAGGGATAGCTAGCGGATCAAATATTCAGCACGAAGGGACTTTCAAATTAAGGTTCTCTGGCATCAACACTCCGGAGGTAGCGTTTAAGGCCAGTGACCCACGCTACAAGTATGCTAATCAGAAAGAATTAGGAATTCAAGCCACCGAATACATAAGGCAGAAACTTTTTACCGAACCAGCAGATGGCGGTTACTCTCCGGTTGTAGCAATTAGATTAGATAATTCTAGTACAAAAGATAAATATGATAGATATCTTGGTGTTATTTTTAATTCTGTACCAGCAGGTACCCCAGATAGTGAGAGGGCAGCGAAATTATATGAACTTGCTTCAGCTTGGCCTATAAATGCGTGGGATTCATATTTCCCAGATGGTAGACCATATACTCTCAACTGGGATCTGGTACTAAAGGGTTATGCGAATGTGTATCTTGACTCTATAAGTATAGGTGTTAAGCAAGACATACAGGTTATTAAGGATACGGGAGGGCTATAATATATGGCACATTTCTCTATAAATTATTCTGATTTTGATAGCCCAAATACGTTATTCAAATCTATAGCCAAAAACCAAAAAAATCCTGTTACCAACACTCCGTTAACTAGTTCTGGGTCAAAAAGCGGTGATCCACAATTCATTACCACATTAAGTATGGCAGATATACAACAAGGTGTTGCTTTGTATAAACCAAAAGGTCTCATACTTGATTCTCAGGAAGCTGCTCTTACTAGGGCTTTTCAGGGATACATTGATCATGAACAGGGTGGTGGTGGTGACATAAATAATGTGATTAGTGAGGGCACAGGACCTTTCCGTACCCCCATCTATTAGGTCATTAATAGGAGATAATCCAGGTGGACTAGATGCTATTAAACGATTGAATGCAGGGATAAGTGATAATTACAGTAATGCTACCGGTTCGGGAACGATTGGGGATGCATACCATGGCGACCCAGAAACAACTAAGTTGCACGCTCGCATAGATGGCGGTGGCAATGACATAGATAATATTCCTGAAACATGGAGAAATGTAGGACGACTTAAAGATAGTGAGCTTATACCAGAAGATTTTGCTGGGATGGATAATGGGCAGATCGATTTGTCTATATTAGTCACGTTCAGCAATAGGAATACCAGCAATCAGCCAGACACTCCAGAGAATAGGCAGCTATGGGCTCCAGCAGCAGCAGCTGTACAGAAATTGATGGATTCAGCAGAAAGTTACGGGTTTGAAGGCCCATTTATTATTGATGCTTACCGTAGTTGGAATACGCAAGATGCTGCGTACAGACGCGCAGAATCAAAGGATCCAATTACTGGAGAGTATATACATCCAGAAAAGCACGGGCTAGTTAATCCTCCCGGCACTTCTATGCATGGGTGGGGGTTTGCTGTAGATTGGCATTCTTATTTTAGGTTTCAGCATGCTAGCGGCAGGGACGGAAACTCTCCGACGCTTTCTGGCATAGAGTGGCTATATCTTAATTCTTACAGATTTGGGATAGTTCATCCAGAATGGGCTCTTCCTTCGGGGTTCCATCCTGAGGAATGGCATTGGGAATATAGGGGTCATGTATATAAGTTTTTCTTAAGTAGTAGCAATATACCTAGATAAGGGTTAAGTATGAGACAGCATAATGAGCATTTTGAGGAGTTTATACAAAAGAGACTCAACGAGAATGAGGGTCGTAGAGTCAACGATAGGCAAGGCGTTATTATGGAGTACGACAGAAGGACCAATACCGCTACCGTGGCATTATCTAGTCAGGATAGTGATATTGTCGGGAGCATTCTTAAAAAGGTTCCATGTCCATCGTATAACGGGATACAAATGATAGCACCAGAAGAAGGTAGGTCATGTTGGGTGGTTTTTAAGGGCGGTAGAGAAAGTCAACCTTATGTTACCCATTTTTTCAATCATGATTTTGGGAAGTTTGATTATAGAAGAATGTATAGAGCAGGAAACGATATTCCAAAATATCTTACGAGGTAATTTAGTATGGCTCAAGAAACGAATTTTGATAGAGGGGAAGCAATTCATTTTGTAAATGATAACAATACCTTCTCTTCAAGGGATGTAGGAATTACTAACCCCTATGCTGATGCGTACGTTAAAGTTACTGAGGGTGGAGAGATAGAGGTATATGCTGGTAATGGTACCGGAATATTTATGAACCCTCATTCTAGAAGTATTACGTTTATGGCTGATAGTCTACGTTTTATTACGAGAGACGAGGATGGTATTAGGTGGAATGATAAGTTATTCAATGATCAGGCTACTATTTATACAGAACCTATTTTTAGTACCTTATGAGACTGATGTTAGTCCAAGTCCGTATAAGAATATGGAACAATTTTTTGATGATAATCTATAAAGGTAGCGTGTATTAATGCCCGATCTATATTTTACAGAAGATGGAGACATAGCTTTATCTACATCTGGGGATATTGCTATTACCCAATCTGAGTCGCGCAATATATCTCAACAAATATACATTAGAGTAATGACTGATTTAGGTGATTTCACTACATATCCTAATCTAGGATCTAGGTTAAACAACCTTATGGGTATGCCTCAATCTCCAGAGACAGGACAGGCCGGTGTAGCCCTAATTAAGGATGCCCTTAAGAGGGATGGCCTATTTGAGGGAAGAGAGCTTACAGTTAAGGCGATACCAACGGGTAACCAGACTATTAGGTTCGATATATATACTTTTATAGATAATCAAAATTCGTTAGTTTTATCCGTAGAGCAAGACCTTGGAGTAGTATAAAATGGCTCTTTATTTATCTAGAGATAGAAATGAAGTATTGCGTAGTGCAATTCAAAAAGTAGAGAATAGATCTACCCTTAATTCTGTAGGCACCGGTTCAGTGTTAAGGGCGATTATAGAAAGCATTACATCTGAAATAGGCAATATGTATGATGCAATGGATTTCAATATATCTCAGAGCGTAGTGTCTACAGCTATGGGAAGATCTCTAGATGTTATAGGGGAGCTTTACGGGGTTATACGGAAGCAGATTACAAATACTAATCTTTTATCAGATTCAGACAGTGCGTTCTATTTTTATCTTACATCTCCCTATGGCTCTGATATCACTATTCCTTCGGGTACCCAAGTGTATACTGGTACGAGTGGCCTTATCGGCTCTACGTTCAAATATGAGACTACTAAAGATATTACTATACCAGCAGGAGAATTATATGCGTACGTTGGCATAAGGCCACTATTTAGTGATTCCACATTTACGGCTGGTGTAGGTACGCTGATTTTACACGATTTTGTCCCACCAGTTGGGGCTACCTTAAATTGCACCAACAATAGGACTATCGCAGCAAAGATAGGATATGAATCTGATTCCAACTATCGTCTAAGAATACTAAAAGCTGTTCGTGTAGCTAATTCCGGGACTGTAGATGCAGTGAGGTTTAAAGCCTTATCGTATGATGGTGTTAGAGATGTTAGAGTAGTACAAAGACCTTTTGGTATGGGATCTTTTCAGTTAATTATAATTCCCGAGATTTCTTCACAAGGATCTGCAATAATCACCCAAATAATGCCCGAGGTTAGGAAGGTCGTACCGGTGGGTGCAACTATGCTAATGAAGCTTCCAACAACAGTTTCTCTTGATTTGGCAGTTCAGCTGGTTATGAGCACGACACTTAGCCAACAGGCTAAAGCTAGTATAGCTGTGAAGGTAAAAACAATAGTAGATACATACTTGAATAACCTGTTACCAGGTGATATCCTAGTATACAATAACCTTATAGCTTTGATAGGTGGAGCATCGAACCATATCATAGATTTTCAAATAACGTCATTTGCAGTTAACGGAACAGAAATGAGTCGCAAAAATTATGCCCCAAAAATAGACCAACAAATAGTACCTGGTTTAATCAAAATTTCTGTATAGAAAAGGATTATTGAGTGGATTCAGCTAATGAATATATAAAAGATAATTATAAGTATATGACGGATAAGGAAATTGGAGAAAATTTAGGACTTAGTGCCAAAGCAGTTAAAAACCGTAGACATCGTATGTTCTTGATGAAGACATTGACGATAGGAGATTTAGATAGAGCATTAGATTCTGGTTCTCCATTAGATGATATTAGTGAATCTATGGAACAGTTTGGTGCCATTGATAAGGTTTCTGTGACAAAGTATGTTACGGTTAAAGATAAAGGCACTGGAGAAGCGCCAGAGAAAACGTCTAACACTAGAACAAGTGTATATCTTAAGCAAGAATCTGATGATAAATTGTGGGATCCAATCACCCAAAGTCCCCCAATTACGATAAAGCCACTAAAATATAAGACCGTATCTAGAGATACTAAAGTGGCAGTAATTCTTCCAGATCCTCAAATCGGTTATAGATTTGATCCTAAGGCTGGGGCTTTAGATCCGTTCCATGATGAAAACGCAATGAATATCGCATTGCAGATAATACAAGACATTCAACCAGATAAGATAGTTAATTTAGGAGATTTTTTAGATCTTCCACAATATTCTAAATATCCGCAGGAACCATTGTTTGCTCACACAACGCAACCATCATTGGATAGGGCTAGCTCATTTTTTGGCTAGAACAAAGAGCTAATGACTCCTAAAGCCGAGATTGTTTTATTAGAGGGGAATCATGATAAAAGGCTTATGGATTTTATCATGCGTAATGCGATGGCTGCATTTGGTATCAAGCGTGCCAATGCTCTACCGGATGATTGGCCGGTCATGTCAATACCTTACCTTTTGAGGGTGGAAGAAATTGGCGTGAAATATATAGAAGGTTACCCAACAGGCGAGTACTATATAAACGATCACCTAAAGTGCGTTCACGGAATGAGAATCGGAAAACGT